AGGATGGTTGCTGACCATCACAATAAACCCTCACACCTTTAGGATCATCTCCTTCCAGCATGTTATTCTCATCAACCTGATGTGCTTCCACACAACCAGGCACATCAACAATAGGTACGCCAATCTGACTAGTGACTGGTGTACCTATTCTTATTGTTTGGGGTGGTTGTGCCAAATAATCAGGAGTGTAAGGGATACGAACAGTATCAATCTCACCACCCTTGATTTTAATCTCAGGGATCTCCATCATATATTACAAATATAATTTAGAAAGGAAGAGCAGGTCCTGTTGCACCAGGTAATTCAGGCATAGCACCGCCTATAGCATCTGGAAGTGCTCCACCTACTGATCCCATTACTGCCTCAGTAATCTTTCCTTTGACGCCATCTAAGAGGGCATCCTTGTTAAGATATACGTAACCAGCACCGCCAACAGCGGCACCAGATACAACAAAAGACGTAACAGCGAGTACATTAATTATTTTTTGCATGATTATAACTTATAGGGTTTGTCGTCGGTAGTAATTTTAAGAGGTGCTTGTTCAACTCTAATAGTTTGAACAGGTCCACCAGATCCAGCTTTCGCTATGATCGCTTCGATATCTTTAGCAGTGACAGGAGGAGGTCCACCATTAGTAGGGTTACCATTCTTATCCATCTTCATAGTACCGTCACCTTTCTTAGATGCGGTCTGAATTCCGAAGCTAGCTAAAACTCCTGTAAAAACCGAAGCTATAAATGTCGGATCTATTTTCTGTTGAGGGACGCCAGGTATGGCGACATAGTTTAAAGTTAAGATCCCTCCAGACCAGGCCAGCACAGTAATTCTGACAAATGTACTGATGATTGCTGCTTGCTCTTCGGGGTCGGGAAGAAGTGCATCTTTTGCCTTAGCAAATATACCTTTCTTCTCTTCCTTTACCTCTTTAATTTTTTCATTAGTCATTATAACTTATCAAGGCCATTCTATTTATGCCTGTGCTTCTTTCCAAGAAATACGTGCGTCAATCTTAGCAGCAGAACTACCAATGTTAGTAACTCGGATACCTACAACCTCTGGTCCATCTGGGAAGATACCTGATGGATTTGGTGGTTGTGTATTTTCATAGTCATTTGTACCACCACCTAGAATGGAGTTAGAGATCTCTTTAACTTCAGCTAGACTATAACTTTCAGGGATAGCGTTACCATCAGATCCACCAGCATAGAATCCGTAAATAACTTCACCACCAATATAATCAATGTTAGATTGACCATTCATGTTAGTATATTGTGCTAGAGATGTACCACCAACAGGTAACCAATCAACAGTTTGAGTTGGAATTGGATTCAATACCAGTTCCACAAAGAACTGTCCCTCAGATAGCACGTCCATGCTACGTAGAACCAACTGCATTCTATTAACAAGATCTCTAGTACCAAAATCACCAGATATACCATTGTCAACAGATGGTGCTAGTCTAAGAGCAAGAACAGAACGTGTCTTGTTATTACCAGTACCGATCTGTCTTCTTAATTTAGTACCAACCGTATACACATATGCTCGGTCATCGTCTAGTCTACCATCCATGATAATAGATGAACCCCAGTGACTAATCTGTGGTACAGACGTTGCACCAATCAGTTCTACACCAACTGGTTGAGTAACATCATAGTTAAAGTTCTGTGCTGATGAAGATCCAAGAGGAATAAACCTAACACCAGATGGGTTTGCACTGTTTACTGCTTTACTCAATATAATATTATTGCCACTAATAGAATGAACAAAAGTATCAGCGGGAACACCACTACCAATAAGTCTTTGTCCTTTCTGAATACCAGTGTTGGAGTTTACAGTACCAGAAGATGTACCAGATGCCATAGTCAAGTCAACACTTGAGTTACCAGCTTGCTCTCTAATAATACCAGTAAATGATCCAGAGAATGAACGTGCAAGTGGAGACAATGGAGATCCAACCTGTGTATCAAGAGAGATACCAGTTGAGTCACCTTGAGTTAAAGTAACTTTAAAAGTTGTAGCAGATGGAACTGCAGCAACATAGTATGGTTTGTTAGAAACAATATTTGAGAACGGTTGGTCAAAGATAATAGTCTGCTGACCACCAGGACTTAGACCAGTAGTAGATGCAACTTCAATAGTATTTGCAGATCCACTCACATTAATAACATCTTGAATGAATTGAGTCTTACCAGTGTAATTAATATATTCCTGAACACCTGCAGTACCACTAGTAGTTCTCTTAACACGAAGAGTTCCTGATGATGGGAAGTGTGTTGGTGCTGTGTTTAGATATAATGTAGTATCTCCACTAGAGAATGTCTTAGATGCAGTAGTAGCAGGAGGTAGAGTATTAACTTCATAACGAGCTGGTAAGTTACCAGATCTCATGTATGCTTCAGTGTTCTGGTTGTTGTTAGGAATCTTGTGTGCGTAGATAACGTCACCATCCAAAGCACGGAAACCCCAACGTACAAAACCTGCACCATACCAAGAGTAGTCCATGTAGAACATCTGCATCTTGGTTGGGTCAAGAGTATAACCAGTCTTACCAGTTCCATCACAACGGTCAATGTTCCAGTCAGACTGATTCCATTCTGTTTCTACAGTCTTAGTTACGATCATGTTCTCTGCAGCAAGTGCTCCAGAATCATTAGGACCACGATAGTCAGGGAAAATAACCAACTGTGTATCAGAAACAATACCATCAACACGATAAGAAGAACCACGAAGAATAATATAATCACCTGGCTTCAACTGTTTTGAAAACTTAGTACCCTGTCCATTAGGACCAGTGTAACTAGAAACCAAAGTGCTACCATTTGCTACTGAAACTCTACCTGCCAACTGGAATGTAGAAGTTCTACGTACAACACTAAGATTACCACTTGCCCAACGGAAGAAGATACCATTCTGTTGATCCATCATACCAAGTTCTAACTTAGTACCATATGAATTAACTGGTGTTACAGTATACTCACCAGAAGCTTCTGATTCAGATGGAGCAGATGACGTAACATACTCAAAAGTATATGGGTCAATGATATTAGTAACATCATAAACACCATTGTAATTATTATCAGTTACACCACGAACATCAACAACTGTATCTCTAGTAACGTTATGTGCTTCAGAAGATACAACAGTTACTGTAGTACCAGATGCTGAGATATTATCAAGGTTTGGTAGTGCTGGTTCCAAGATAGAACCAGTAGAGAATGAGACACCTTTACCAGACTGATAACGGAAATATCTTTTTGTTTGTCTAATTGCCTGTTGATTTTTAGAAGAAGAGTTAGTAGAGAATTTAACACCACCATCAAAAGATCTATGTACAGATGCTCCCTGTGGTCTTGGATATAGTTTGATAGTTCCACTGTTTACAGAACCAGATGGTGCTGCATCAGGGAAATAAAAGAATTTAGTTGGGGTTTCTACTCTAGAAATAACCCAAGATCCATTAACATTGGTACCAGAAGAACCAGCAATTGCAACTTCATTACCAACTTCCAAACCATGTGCTTGTGATGTTTCTACTTCAATAGAACCAGACATCACACCAGATGGTGTGGACAAGGTTATTGTTCCACCAAGATCAGATCCACTAAAGTGAATACCTTGATAGATAGCAGTTCTTGCAGGAGTATATACGTCCTGAGCACCCTGAGTCCATTCATATTTTGCAGTATATCTAAAACCAACAAACGCTCCTAATGTACTTACACTATCAATAATAAAGACACCGTTCGCACCTTGGAATTCAGAGTCTTGAACATAGATAGCAGAACCAGCAGCAGGGGAGTTAGAGCATGAGACCTCAACTTCTCTACTGTTAGTAGAGGTTTGCATCTCAGTAATTACAATAGGATCTTGTGACTTATATGCAAATGGGTTGTTGTTGATCATTGCCAACGATTCCCACTTAGTATCCTGAGTACCATACTCAAAGTCAGTATCAATCTGTGCCTGTGGTTGAGACATCTTGTGCTTGTTTACAGCATCATTGTATGTCTCTGCTGGTTTTATAGTCTCTTCAAAATCATCATAAATGATCTGCAACTTGTCTGTGTCAGACATTGCAGTTGTATTATATGACAACACAACCCTAGTAGTGGTGTTGTTACGAATATCAGTAGTGATTTCGTATGTAGTAGCAGTCAGTTCAGGATCCGAGAAATTATAGATTACCTTGTTGGATGTTACATTAGTGATAAGAACTAATTGCTCACGCTGAATACCACCAGGGATGATAACTTCTCTAGCGGACGCATCAAAGAGATAATAATTACTTTTAATGGATTTTCTTGCCATTACCTATGTTCCTCGGATTTGATATACTTATGCTTTATGTATTTATCAGACACCGTACTTAGCACGTGTGGCATTGAAGTTTTGGGATATTTCTGTAGCAGTTAGAACCTTGTTATAAACTTGGACTTCACCACACTCCATAGGTAAGTATATTGCAAGAGCACTATCAAGTCTAGCACCAATCGCCATGGGGTATCTTGTATTACCATCCAGAGATCCAACACTTCCTGAGACAGTAGCTGTTCCAGCATTAGAACCATCTCTATATGGTATTAGTGTCTGTCCTGAATAGTTCCAAGTAAAAGCATCACAATACCACTGGTCAATTGTTGGGAAAGTATATTGGAAAGAAGCATTATCATTATTGGCATCTCTAATATCAATACCCCAATTAGTTGGTCCTCCTTGACCTAATGACCATCCACTGTAAGGAGAAGCAGATGCTCTCTCAAACAGACCACCACGACCTCCACTTCCAGTTAGTTTATACCAGAAGATAACACTAAAGTCATCTGATCCAGGTGATACTACACTACTTGATCCGATGTAATCGTCGGTTCCATCCAACTCAAAGTATTCACCAGCACTATTAAATGTAGCTCCTCCGTTGATTGTGCCAGGGAAAGAACTACTTGAGAGGTTCTTTACTGTGGTTGGAACGACTTTTGCAGTTCCGTATGATGGAACAAATATAGGAGAAGACGATGTTTCTTCTAGTTGAGCACCCCAAACTAATGCTTCACTACCAATAACTCCTCCAACATAACAAGCAATCGTACTGTTATCAGAAAAAGTTGTTCCACTTACACTATAACGTTTCCAATCTTCCTCCAGTTGAAAAGTAATTTCAGGAAATAAATTAGTTCCTTGAACACGTTTCCATCTCAACTTAAAGTCATTACCAACTTGGTCTGGTGTACTTGCCTTAGCCCATATAGAAAGAGTATATGTCTTGCCTCCTGTTATTGCTATCTGACCAGTAAGTCCAGGTGCCACCATTCCCAGTTGTGGACTAGTATCTATGTCAGATGATACTGTAGATGCTTTAGTAGCAGTGTTTGTTCCATCAGGAGCAATACCTGCATTTCTAACAAGTGTTCCATTACTACCTTCACCCCAGTTTCCTTCATCAAAACTCCATGGAATTTTATTATGTGCTCCATCAATACATGCTCTGTTTCCAAAGTCATAGTGTAATATTAAATTATTGTCAACTACTAATCTGTTACCAACAACCTTTGGTGCTGTTGAAACTTTTTCATCAAGGTACCTAGCCTTGGTAGCGTTGTAGTTTTGTAATACTTGTGCTTCAGATATTTGTTTTTGATACAATCTTGTCTCAAAAATTTTACCATTGAAGAAGTAAGTGGAATTGTTACCTCCAATGTGAATACACTTTCCTGTGTATGTTACCAATTGAGCAGCATTACCACCATTCAAACTATAAACGGTTTGTTTTACACCATCGACAAAAATATCGTAGGTAGAACCATTCCATCTAACAAATAAATGATGTTTTCCTGTCGGCACCTCTGTTCTAGTGTATGTTGCGTCGCTATCTCCACCACCAGCACCATTTTCTCTGGACCAGAATGTAATAGCTTCATTTGTAGCAGAGGCAGTCCATCCACCTAAAGTAATACCAGCAGGGTATGCCCATGATGCTAGTACCTGATATCCTGATGGTCCTCCAATGCTGTTGTCATTATTATTGATAATATTGTAGTTTTCAAACCACATTTCCCATCCATAGATAGTAAATTCTTCTATATCAATGGTGAGATGATCTCTGAGATTAGTACCATTACCATCAAATTCCCACGAACCATCACTGGCACTATATGTTGGTGAAGTATTACCGACGTATGCTTTGTACCCATTGGATTGATCTACCCAACTAACATCCACATCATTAGTGAGAACTTTACCGAACTGTGGTTCGCCAGTAAATCTTTCTTTACTAGCATTATAATTTTGAGCAACTTCTATCTCATTCAATTCTCTATTGTAAAGACGAACTTCTCCAACATAACCATCTAAAAATTCTCCATCACCAGCATGTCTTCCGAGATATAAGTTAGAACCATTACTATTGCCATTGACACCCATGTCTATCTTGGATCTAGTCTTCACACCATCAACATAGATGTCAATATAAGCATTAGTTCCATTATCATTGCCATCATAAGTCATGACAATATGATACCAGCGGTCTGCTTCTGTTGTAAAGAGTCCAGCTCTAGCATTAATACCACCACCGCCACCATTTCTACCACAAGCAATTCTATTGTTAGAATCAAATGCTATTTGAATCCATGAGGTAGCAATAGAAACAATTGTCTGCCAGCTATTACTATCGTCTCTTTGTGCCCACACTTCTAATGTGAATGGTGTGTCAGCAGCAGTATTAAAGAAGGGTGATATATCAAAAGACATTCTACTTGGAACACTATCATCAAAGTCCCATGCTCCTCCTGCTACTGTAGAATCCCAAGTGGCATTAGTATTAGACCAAGCGTTATAATTACTAGATGCTTGACCAGCAATGTTTCTCATACTACCACCAACCACATTATCACCACGAGAATCAACGAGTAATAGGGGTCCAAGTCCTGTGTCTACTACACCAGTATGACCCACCAGGTTTATTTCTGAACCCTCTGCAATTCTCATAGCAGAACCAAGAGTAAGATCAACTGAATTATTTTGAGTTACTTGTCTCTTTTTATTTGTAACAGGTGTAGCAAAATCATCAAAGACTAATTGATTAGCACCAAAAGGATATGACATCATATCACTAGTATCATACCTAACAGAACCATCTTTTATTCTTTCTATTGCATCAGTATCACCAGTATAGATTGTATACTCTAGTGTTACTGCACTACCATCATCATAATCAAAAGCACCTAAACCATTACCAGAACTACTTACTTTACCAAAGTAGTAAGTATCTGGTGTTCCAGAAACAGCATTGAAAGATTGATCTACATATGAAATATAATAAAAAGATGGGTCTGCGTCTAAGCTAGCACCAAAAGTTCTAAGAGGAGAAGCACTAGATGTATTACCCTTATCCATCTTTCTTCTCCAAACAAGTTCACCATCCTTAGAATATTTTGATAAAATAAGATAAGTTTGTATGGTATCTGCTTGCTGTGATAAAACAATAGTCTGTTCTGTTTCACCATCAGATCTAATTCCTATGGGCGTTATACTAAGACCATCCAAAACATTTGTTGTATTATTAGTTCCCTTCTGCCAAATAATATTTCCTTCTGGTGTTAATTTAGCAATCCACTGACGTTCTGGACTACCATATGTACCAGTAACATAAATTTGATCCCTACTATCAACATACAATTCCCATATATTTACTGGTGCATTATATCCAAAAGTACCATCCTCATCATATGCACGGGAGAATGTTTTATCCCATAAGACTTCACCAGTGTCAGTATTAATCTTAATAAGATATCCACGTTCGGGAGTAGTAGCATCCAGTGTTCCACCAGCAACAACATGTCCTCTATCATTAACACCAATACTTTCTAATCTAGTCTCACCATTTGGATATCCAGTATCTACTATCTGAGACCACAAAGGATTTCCATTTGTATCATATTTTTCAACAAACGCTTCTCCTAAATCATTGGTTCCACAGATATAATAATTATTATCATCAGAAGTAATATCGGTTGCTCTACCATTATAATAACTGGTTGCTTGCCATTCCAATACACCAGTAGCAGAGTACCTAGCAACTAATGGTACATCACCAGTAACAATATCAATTGTTCCAGCTACAATAACTTTATCATTAACGTCAAGTTTTACTGACTTGAATCTAACATTACCACCATTGGGTACTGCATATTGAGATTCTACATTCCATTCTTGTGTTGTTGTTGGGTTCTCTGGATCAGTTTCGATATCATAATCTCTTTTACTAATCCAACCACGATCTTTTGTGTTGGAATCTTTATTATATCCACCAACAATATACTTTTGATCAGAAGAATTATAAATTATACTTCTTGGTATCCAAGTACCTAAGGCATTTGAAGATTCATCTACCTGTTTGAAAAAGTTTGATGCAACTGCTCCCGTTGAACCTAAGAGAAATAAGTTCCTCGCGGCACTACTAAATCCTACTGGCATTTATAAGTCCTCTAACTAAAGTCTGTGTTGCCTTGACCAAAGACTCTAATGACACCAGAACCGTCTTTGATAATTACAAAAGTAAGAATGTCGGTATTTGATGTAGCAACTGGTGGTGAACCACCCGACCATTCGACACCGTTAGTAACGCTGTTTCCATCAACAGAACAGGCATCACCATATGTAGACGCGGTAGAAGCATCCACAATTAAAGTAAGTGTAAGTGATTGATTATTTGCAATAAGGTTACCATCTGGGTCAGCAGTATTAAACGCCCACTCATTAATAGCAGTGTTGGATGAAGTGTTACCACAAACAGTATTTGCTGCAGCAGCAGTGACACTAATAACATTACTATTGATAGTAAATCCTGAACTGAAACTACTAAATGATTTCTCAAGAACTCTACCACCAAGAACAGCAGCACCATTAACTTCTAGTGCGGGTGATCCAGCAGGACCAACTAGAACACCAACTGATGTTAGTGAAGAGTCAACAACTGTTGTACCAAGAGCAGTAGCAGATATTGCTAACTGGTTACCAATAACAAACTTCTTACCGAATGCAATCTCAAGGTTTTCAGAAACTGTCCAATACTTATCTGTTCTGCTGTGATCATAAAGGATTGTCTTATCTCCTGTACCACCAAGTGATGCGTCAAGTCCCTTAAGAATAATACCACCACCATTTGCTGCAAGATCAGAAGGACCAGAAGCAACAACAGTTGCTGTTCCACTACCAGTAACAGAGTTTGAAAGTGTTGCTTGGTTAGCATTAAGCGAAACAATAGTCGTGCCAACAGGAACACTAATACCACCAGTAGTGGAGTTAACTTCCATACCAGGAATCAAACCTGCAGTTGGTGTAATACTTGAAATTATATTAGATCCATCAACTGTGATACAAGAGAAGGTAGTGTTAACAACAGAAGCAAGTTCTATATTCTTATCATCAACCTGCATAGTGGTTGAGTTGATGCTAACTACAGTACCGTTAACTGTCAATGATCCTTGAATAAGAGCATCACCATCAACAGTCAAGTTATTACTTACAGTAGTATCAAACGAAGCATTACCTTTAATCCATGCTTCTGTACCAGAACCAATAACTAACTGTCTATCACCAGATGGATTATCTAACTGGTAAGTAACGTTAGTTGAGTTCTCATTATCTGCTGGTCCAATAACGACGTTACCAGTACCAGTAATACCATAACCAGCATAGTGTCCAATACAGACATTCGCTTCACCCGCCTCATTGCTCTCTAATGTATTGTTTCCAATCCCAACGTTCTTATCTCCCGAAGTATTTGAGAGCATTGAATCTCGGCCTATTGAAATATTGTTCGTGCCGACACCATTTTGGCTCAAAGCCCTTACACCCACTGCAGTATTCGATGCACCGCTATTACATGTGAGGAGTGCTTTGTAGCCAATCGCAGTATTTTGAGATCCCGAAGTGATGTTATCTAAACATGCAACACCCATTCTAGTATTAGTTCCAACAGCACCAGCACCTCTACCAATAGACATTGGATCTGTCTGTGTACCACGAATTAGAATATCATTCGTTTCAAAGTTAGCAGTTGCATTGACTAAGAGATCATCACTAGAAGTTGCTCCAAGTGTAGTATCTTTTGTAACCGTTAGACTATGATTGATTAATGTTGTACCAGTTGCTGCACCAAAGGTAATAGATTCTGCTGCACCATAAGCAAGAATAGAAGTTGCAGTGGTATTAAAGATTGTAAGACCACTAGATGTGGTGGTCATTCCACTAATAATATTAGGATTATCTTGGAAAACTAATTTAGCAGTACCAGTAGTATCGCTAACCAATGCTCTCAACTGTGTAGAAGTTGTTGAGTTGAATACTGCAAGAGTATCCGAAGTCATTGCTACACTACCACCCTGTCTGAAGTTGACAGTAATTTCTTGTAAGTTGTTATCAGATGTTAATAGAAGATCTCTCTGTACATTAAGTTCTTTAGCATCTCTGATAGTAAGTGTTGCTGATGATGCTGTAGAAATGGTAACACCATTAATAGTTGTAGCAGTAGCAGTTCCCAAATCTGGGTTGGTCATCGTAGGAGATGTTAGAGTCTTATTAGTAAGAGTCTGTGTCTCAGTCTCTGTTACAAATCTATTGTCAACAGAACCATCAAATGATCTCCAATATCCACCACTATTATGCCATTCTAATTGTCTATAAGATTCAACATTACCCTCACTATCTGAAGTTAAGTTAATTTGAATACCACCACTAGCAGCTGTTAAACTAAGACCTTTTCTAAGTTCAATAAGATTATCTTCTACTTGAAGAACACTGGTGTTAAAAATAGTTTGTGTACCCTCTACAACTAAGTCACCACCAACAGTGAGTGTTGTTCCATCATCCTCAAGGATACTATTAGTAAGTTGTGAGTTACCACTGTCCCACTTCATGACAGTGTTACCAATGAAGTTAGTATTGTTCTTGATACTAAATTCATTCCCTGCTTTTACAAGACCACCACCAGCAGATTGAGATGCACCAGTGTCAGTGTTAACAGAACTGATAGTAATTTCAGTTACACCAGAGTTGTCTGCTGCACTAATGCTAGTAGCACCAGATGCAAGAAATCTAAAATCACCAGACCCAAGAACCTCTGATCCACTGGCCAACTGTGTTACTGTGTTGGTATCTGTGCTATCAATCTCAATAGTGCTTCCACTTTGTGATACTGCTACGTTTCCACCAAGAGCATTTCCACCAGTGATAGTGACATCACCAGATGTTAATGATCCAGAAGAACCACCCTTAAGTCTGGTAATAGTATTAACTGACTCGTAAGTAATTGTTGGATCACTATTTACATCCTGACCCTGAGTTACAGAAGCAGCACCACCAGCAAGGAATGTAAAGTCACCAGCAGTATATGACTGACCAGTGGTTGCTCTAACTCTAGTAATAGTATCAGTGTCCTGACCAGAGATAGTAATTGTTTTATCTACCTGAGATACTGTAGTAAAGTTACCAGCAGCAATAACAATATCACCAGAAACTAAGTTACCACCAGTAGCAGACTGCAGTCTAGTAATAGTATTGTTATCTAAAACTGTTCCCGTTAGGGTGATTGTATTTCCAGATCTATCAAGTGATAAGTTAAGAGCATTCTCACCTGATGGTACAGAACTCGCAGTTGCAACCGCAAAGTTAACACTACTGGTAGTATCACCAGGAGTAGCAGTGATTAAAATAGTTTTTGATGATGCAGATGCACCGTCGTCAGCAGATATAGCGTAAGTAGTATTATCGTTAGGAGTGATTACTGATCCACCAAGAGGAATAGTAGTTCCATTAATAGTAATACCGCTGTTAACTAGAGCGTTGTTAGCGATATTAGTTAAAGTATTTAAGTTACCAGATATGGTACAGTTATTGAAGACTTTATTTTCTAACGTCTGGGTTTGTGTTAAGTAAACATCACCAGGTACACCCCAGAAAACATTCGTGCCATCACTCGTTAAATATTTTCCCGCACCTGTATCTCCACTAACCACAATCCCATTGTTGGATAGTTCTAAGTTGTCTCCTGCTACAAGTTCTTCAATCTTTTTTGATGTAGAATTAACAATCAATGGAAAACGATCAGCCATCTAACCTATCAGATACTAGTGCTCGTGTTTATTTATGTCCTTAATAGAAAGTGTAGTTACTGACTTGTAGGAGATGGTGCATATAACCTATTAGATCTAGGGTATGTTTGACCACCAAATGTTCTTCTACCATCAACATCCTGAATGAAACCAACAATTTCCCTTGGTGACTGTGCTAAAAGATATTTGTTTGGACTACCAAACGAACAAGTATTATCACCTAAACCTCCACCAGAGAGATTAAATGTCATATCATTATCTTTAGATAACTTTTCTAAGTATGCAAACGATTGTTCTTGATTAAATCTATCCTTTCCTGTTGCTAAGCAAGCAAGTACACCACATACCTGAGGTGATGCCATACTAGTTCCTGAAATAGGATAGTAATAATTACCAGATCCTTGCACGTATTTACTATCAGTTAAACCACTATTTCCAAATGCAGATACAATATTATCACCAGGAGCAAAGATGTCAATGCCAGGACCAAATTGCGTGTAAGTAGATCTTCTAAAGTCTGCTTGTTTATTCAAAGCACCAACATTTATTGCACCACTATCAGGACTATTGGGCCATGCACCTCTATTATAGTAAAAGGTTCCAACACCATTAACTTGTAAAGTATTATTCCAATCTTGATCACCTACTTCTGCTATTAATAAATTATCATTTCCAGCAGCTCCTACAACAACAATACCTTCTTCGATAGCATCTTGTACATCAGCAGCAATTGATGAACTATATGTTGGATATTCTGATAAGTTAAATCTAACACCAAAATCATCTTCCACACCACTCTGAGTCCAACCAGATGGTCCTGGATTACCAGAATCATACTGCACCCCCCTGAATGTTACCGATTGCAAATCACCAAATGTAAGATTTTGCTGATTGGGCATGTATCTAATACCACCATAACTATGATTGGTTATAGTAGGATTTTTCTTACCTGTTTCTGAATTAATACCTTTTAATCTATGGAATGCTCTGAGGTAATCAAAGATTAATAGTGGAGGAATTGCCTGACCAGATGCCCATGGATCAATAACTGCAAGATTGTATATATTTGCTTCTCTTGCCCACCCATAATGCTGTCCAGCAACAGTACCTGTTACATGGTTACCATGGTAAGAAGGCATATTTGCATTTTCATGGTATGTAATAGTACCAACTGGTTCTGACTGTGCGTCATCATCAATAGTATTAACCAAAGTATTCAGTTCAGTTAACCACTGATACTGAACAAATCTTGTCTGATTAGTAGATTGACTATACCACTCTTCACTATCATATGAAACACAATCATCAACAATAACAACATCTACATGTCTACCAGAATTAAAGACATCAACATCACCACTTGATTGTTCGTAACTCCATCCCAGATTTATAGGTCCAAAGTTATTCTTACCACGTTGTGCATCATCTCCTGCACAATGAATATGTCCCCATTGCAAATCATTAGGACTAATAGTTGTTCCTCCCTGAGTATCTGCTTTCCAAAAGTTACCACTCTTATTATATGGTTCTCTATTAACAACGCATGGTTTAATCTTAAAGTCTTCCTGAGATTCTACGCCCCAGACTCTAGGATCTTTACGTAGTTCTTCTGCTTGTTCTTCAGTCAAATAATAATTTGTATTTCTACTGATAGGTCTCTTCTTTTCTAAAGGGATATTATTCCCTGCCATTTCAGCATAAAAATTTGGTAGATCTTCCCTACGATATAGGGTGACAACGTATACTTTTGATGACATATCACTCCTCTAGTGCAACTACAGTTACAGTTACCTGTAAGTTAACTGTACTACCACTTTTGTTTACTGCTTTTATGTAGATGGTATTGTTTTGTGTGTCACTATACCCAAATGATGCTGGAGTAAGTTTCTGTGCTACTGAACCACTAGTAATTACTTCTGCAATAACACCATCACCAGGTGTTGGGTCAGTATTCTCATTCCTACTAGAATCATTTGTTCTGCTAGTAGTATCTGTGTATAGTGTTACCCACGCAGCATGTGATGTTTCAATCTTCAAAAGAGCATATGTATTTGGAGCACCACTCATTGATAAATTATACGCACTACCATCAGTAGCACTTGGTTGTGTAACAGCAATAGTTCTTCTTCTACTTACATCACTGTTGATCCAATTACTACCATCATACCTAAGAGTTTGACCATCAGTAGGAGTAGTGATAGTTGCATTACCAATGTCGTCAACTTCTGGAATACTAGCAGCAGAACCACCAATACTGATATTATATGATCCAGATAATCTACCAGAACCTAAGGTTCCTGTATTAATATTATTAGCATTCTGATAATAAGATCCCTGATTACCATCCAAGAGATCAGCATCTAAACCACTACCAGAACCAGGTGTTAGATTTTCCCAATCGATATTAGTTGCATTCCAATACAACAGATCCCCATTACTAGGAGTGCCATGGTTAACATTAGTATGTGTATTAAGATCACCAGTTGTTGTCAAATAACTACTAAGATCTGGTGGCGTGTATGTAAAAACACCATTGTTAAAATTGTATGATAGTGACGTTGATCCAGCAGATGCAGTGGTAGCACTGAAAACTGTTCTGTCTGTTGCAGTAGCACCACTACCAGCAGCATTCCAGCTTTCCCCATTCCACGAGTAGGTAATACCCGCTGCTACATATGTGAACGTTCCGTCAGTTGCTTGCCCTGCTGTAGAGGGAAAATTGATTGCCATTGGTTAAGATACTCCTTCCGTGTTATTTATTTTATAGACCCATGATGTGATCTTTGAACTGACCAAAGCTAGTACATGAAGATAACAGTTGCTGCAGAACTTCTACAGTGATAACTGGATCATCACCCCATGATAATTGACCATTATGGAATGATAATGCCTTTCCACTCTCTGTGTGAATAGATCCATCATTGACATACATGTCTCTGATTTTAAAAGAAGCACTACCAATGTCATATGTATCATTAGCAGCAGGTAATAGGTGACCCTGTGTAGTAATTCTCCAACGAAGTCCAGCAGATCCGTTGTTATCAGTGGAGAATTCAATACCATTCTCTGTACCAAAACCAGAACCAGTTAATCCTGTTGTTGAGATTAAGTTATCACCATTGGATAGATTTGTTGGTGATAGTGGTGGTGATGCATCAACCCATTGGAAACTATCACTATCATTGTAGTAAATCTTTAGACGACCCTTATCAGATTCCCACCAAAGATCACCAAAGGAAGGGGATCCAGGTGCAGTATCTCCAATGGTTACATTGGCACCTCCACCTCCACCACCACCTGTTGATGCTGCCCATCCAACATTTCCTGCACCATCACTGGTAAGGACATAACCTTGAGTCCCGTTGGTAGTTGGGTATGTCAAACCACCAACAGTCATAGATCCAGCAGTTAAACTACCATTTGTTACGTATGATCCAGCATTAATATCACCACTACTACCATCAATCTGTGCTCTCCAAGCATTAGTTCCATAGTTTCCAATCTTTAATCCAACACCATTATAAGTATTGATACCAATAAGGGCATCTAATGAAATAGCATAAGCACCAGCATTTTGAACATCTAATCTACCTGTTGTATTTCCACCTGTCAGTGTCAGTCCTGTACCAGCATTTGTTATAGTCAATGCTGTAGATGTTGAAGAACCTCTACCAGTTACACTAGCAAAAGTATCTGTCTCTGTCTGTATATACCCTGCA